TATCGGGTATCAAGTCATGCCTAAATAATCAACTAGCAATTCGGGTTTTTCTATATAATCTTTCAAACGCTTTGAAGATTTATCAGATAATTCTCCCTCACTTTCTAATTCCTTATTGATGATTTCAGCTAAATTTTTGTAAGCTTCCGTCTGTTTTTCTATGGCTTTAAGCGCGAGTACTTTTTCCTCTTTGATTTTGCTTTCTGACATATATAATCACCTCTTATAAATGAGATAGAATCGACAATTACATTATAACTCTTCGGTTACTAAATTACAATAAAACAAATTTTAAATTACTTTGTTATTAAAAAACAACATTATAAATTGATGTAATTTTTTATACCCATAGCCTCTATTGATTCTGCTCCTAAATATTTAATTTATTGTGAATATTTTATGCCGTACTACCTGTATCAGCTTGTACTTTTTTAATATAAAAAACTCTATCCTAGCGACAGAGAAAATCACTTTAAAATCAGCATTTCAACAAGCCATTTTAACAAAAGGGGATTAAAAGGGGGCATTATGGTTCTTGCTGGACTCGAACCAGCGACCGAACGGTTAGCTACCAACTGAGCTAAAGAACCAAAATATGACAATCTGCAGCACATATCTTGGTTATTATATTAGATATATGTGGACGGAACTGCAGATTATCAAAGATACTGTAAAAGAAATCAATTTCTCATCCACTAAATACGTTATAACATACTACTATAAATAATTGACAATTGTCTGAAAAATTGATAATATTTAAATTGTTAGTACTTCTTATTTTTTGCATATAATAAATTTTTTCTGAATTTGTACTAACCCTCATCATCCTCTAGTTGGACTCCTTGAAGTCATCCAGCTAGAGCTTTTTTATTTGAAAAAGCCACTCCGAGGAATGGCTTGACTCTTGAAAGGAGATGAAATCCCATAATCATCCCGAATACATTATAACATATTATTATTGACAATTGTTCATAAAATTGATAATATTATAAAAGTTATTGCAAGTTAATCTAGTTCCGCACTATATTATTCATACCTTGCTCTAATCACTTTTCGGCACTGGCTTAATGCTAGTGCTTTTTTGATATAAAAAAGCCACTCCGAAGAATGGCTTGACTCTAGGAATAGGATGAAATCTCACAAACATCCCGACTATATTATAGCATAAAAAAAGCGCCCCAGTTAGGAGAGGGACGCTTAGGATAAACTTTATGAAAAAAGTATTTTTGGAATAAGAACATTATATAACTTTCCGTTTCCATTGTAAAGAAAAACGCCCTCGCTTTGGAAAAGGACGCTTTATCTCTTCATAAACACTTAGCTATTTGTATTTGTAATTGGAATAGCATTTACGATAAGAATATTATACTAATTTATCTTAATGAGAGCAGTAACATTTATTAACAAAAAAAGCCCTGACCGAAGTCAGGGTTGATTTTAATAATTTAGGGTTTGACCAGCATAAATCAAATTAGGATTTGAAATACCATTCATTGAAACTAGACCTTGAACAGTTATTCCTAATCGGCTCGCAATTGATGAAAGATTGTCTCCTGAGCGTACAGTGTAAGTTCGTGCTGTAGCCCCAGATTGACCGCCTGTGAAGCTAATAACCTGACCAGTATAAATCATGTTCGGATTAGATAAACTGTTCTGACGTGCTAATTCTTGCCAGTTTGTCCCCAAGTTTGAAGCAATGCCACTAAGTGTATCACCTTGTTTTACAATATAACTTTTTGCGGGTGTCGTTGGCTGGCTTGTAGAAGCATCAATAGTTTCCACATCATGAACGGATAACCAGCTCATAATACCATCAAGCAAGACAGTATCTCCATTCTTCTGGATGATTTTATGTGGTTGACCTTTTACCCATTGAGGAATTGTTTCTCCTGTGGCATAATTCTTAGCGCCAAAGTTTACTTTAACCGTCATTTCAACTTCTACATCGTTTCCTTTAACTTCATTGGCTTCTTTACCATTTTCAATGGCCGGTGTAGCAGTATCGGGTTTAACTTCTTGGCCTTGCTGTTTTCCGTATCCATTATCTGTGATTCCTGTTAAATCAACATTTCCATCAAGTCCGCCAGCAACATAAGTTGATGTGAACTGGAATACTGAAATTCCGTCCATACTTGGGAAGAAGCTATAGTTTGGAACTGGTGTTACTTCATAATTTGGATATGCCGCAATCCATAATGAGTTAGGAAACTCTTTGATGATTTGCTTATAGTTGACATTTTCCAAAGTATAAGGCTTATATGAATAATACATTGGAGTATATCCAGCCGCTTTTACTCGACGCATTCCGTAAAGAATCGCATCAGTATTGGCCTGTTTATTTCCACTTGCTCCACCTTCATAGTCCAAAGCTACAATAGAATTCTTTGGCGTTTGAATTTTTGGTAAATAGCGGTCAAGTGCTGCTTTTGCTACTTCTTGTGAACCTCCGACTTGATACCAAATATAAGTGTGCGCTCGTTTACCTTGAGCAATTGCTGAAGCTACTTGCGTTTCATAGGTGGCTTGGTCCACGAATGAACCGCCATAAGTTCCTCCGATTTGACTAAAAGCAAATTTATCATGAGCATAACCAAAATTACCGTAAGTTCCGTTATATTTTGACCAGTCAACCCCTTGGTCACCAACTGCCGCAAATACAGGTCCACTTGCTGCAACAACAAAGAAAGCTACCATTCCAATGGCAGCTTTTTTAATTAACTTTTTCATTTATTTTCCTCTGATTTATCTTTATTTAAGACTCTATCACTATCTCCTAGACCACTGGTCGTTGGGTCAGCAACAACTCCAACAATTGCTAATAGCGCAAAAGCAGCATTAACCACTGCAGCAAGTTGTTGATTTAAAATAACAAAGTCCCACTTATAGCCAAATGGCGCTCCTATAGCTTGTATTAGCAAGAATAGAGCAGGTAGTAAAGCTAACCAAAAAGCTTTGCTTTTTAAACGTAATTTCCAATTGATTTGATTCATTTTACTCTCCTATTTTTTATGTTTTTATGCAGTCCGTTGCCAATAATATATTGTTGTTGAACCGATTACTGCTGAACCGATATTTTCCCATGTACCTGTAGAATACCCTGATGACAAATTTGAGTTATTTGTGACTACTGAACCAACTGGGTGTGCTTGAGCGCAATCTATACCTATAAACGCAGGCTTAAGTGAGCCTGTAGCACTATCGATTGATACTAATCCCATTGGTAGCCATTTGTAATCAGAACTTTTCTTATTAGGTTTAATGATATTACTAAACCCTACATACTTTGGATAATCATTTATTGTGACTTCGCTAGCTGATGGCATCCAAGGGGTGGCGGTTGAGCCTTCTTCCCACTTATGACCAGCAGTCCATAAAGCACTTGCGCCTGATATTTCATATTTGGCATAAACAACATCACCAGTGTTCAAAGTTACAGTGAAACTGTCTCTCAACCAATCAAAATTATTTCCTAGCATCTTGTTAGGCAATAAAGCATTTTTTTCATTTATAAAGATAAGTCTGAATACATTTGCATTATTTCCTGAACTTTTAACATAAGCTGAGAAAGTATAAACTCCGCTTTGTGGTGCTTTAAATGTTTTATATATACCGACCCATTGAGCGGTTCTTTTCTTAACAGTTAAGCCTTTATATGTTCCGTCAGTTACCCAACTACCTGCATTAACCCAATTACCGCTAAAATCTTTAGTCCCATCTAACAAGTTCAAATTAGGATAAACAGTCGTGAAACCGTCAGTTCCGTCTGCGCTGTTGGAATAAGCTATTGTATTTATAACTCCGTCACTTGTTGAAGTACCTCCATTTGCAATAGGAAGCACACCTGAAACTCCAATATTAGTTGCGTCAGCAGTCCCGTCAAAGTTTTGAAACGCTGAGGCTTGGAGATTTACTCCAAGTTTTCTAGCTGTTTCCAGTTTGCTTGCACTGACCGCATTGCCATTAAGTGGTAAACTGTTCGCTTGTGCTTCGGTAGCCTTTGCCATTGCATTTTTGGCTTCACTTTCAGCTTGTTTTGCTGTTTCTTGAGCAGTTGTTACATTTTTATTTGTGATTGATAACTCTGATTGTTCAGCTTTTGTTGAAATTGCAACACCTTGTTTATCAACAGTAGCTTGTAAGTTGTCTAAATCCGTTTGATTGGCTTTTGTTGAAATAGTCGCCGATTGGTTATTAACAGTATGCTGTAAACTTTCTAAATCTGTTTGATTAGCTTTAGGGGAGTAATCTCCGTTACTCATAAGAGAAATATTACTTGTTAAAATCTTTACTGAATTTATTAGTTCAACAACTTCCGATTCACTTGCATTGCTTGCAATTGCGTCTAATAGCGACTTTATAGTCACTAAATTTTCATGACTAATACCAAACGATTCCACTTCATTTTTTAGGTCTGTCATTGCACTTTGTAAGCTAGTCATATCAGCTAAATTTGCTTTAAGTTCAATATTGCTCTTGTTTGATTCAGTTTGAGCATGTAAATCATTCAACTCACTACGCATTACTTGTGGCATATTTTCCAATAATAATTTTGTAAAATCATCAATCTTATTATTTACTTCTTGAGTTAAACTTGTAACTGTAGAATCATCTGATATAAATGTAAGATTCTTACTGACGATAACCTGCTCTTTATCTTCATTGAGAAGTATTAAATTTGATTTTATTAATCCTGATACTGTCATCTCAGTAGGAATTATAAGCGTGAATTCTCCCTTGGATATATCATTAGGAGTTAACATAATAAAACCTGATTGAGATTTATACATATATTGATAGGTTAATTTTACTGAATAACCTGTTAAGTCAAGTACAGAACCATTATCAGTTATCTTAAGAAGTAGCGTTCTTGCATTGACATCTCCCTCCATAATTTGAATGGGCTGTTCAAATGCCTGGTTAATCATATCCCATGTAATAGTTTGATTTTTGAAATTATCTAAACTCATTGGGTACTCCTTTTAAAGTATTTTAGTGAATAAATATCCAATAACAGTTACGGCAAGAGTAAGCATAAAGCCCCAAGCCCACTTATTATTGGCTTCCATTTTTTCTATAAGTTTTGCGTTTGATTGGGCTATTAAAAGTGCTCGTTCTGCTTTATCCCGGACTGTTTCATAGTTATCCAACTTTGTTTCAATTCGAGCTAATCGTTCGAGCACTTCTCGCCATGCTTGTTCCTCCATAACCCCTGCTTTCTAATTTAATAAATAAAAAGCAGTTCCTCGAGGTGCTCCACCAGTTCCTGTGACTGCAGGTCCCCACCAAACCACACGTCCAGTTGGTTCAATATCAATATGGAATGATTCAGTACCACTTGCCAAGTGACCAACTAAAGATACAGTAACTTCTGGTCTAAAATCAGGAATAATCCATGATGAACCGTCTCCGCCCATCTCTGCCCCATGTTTTACAGTGGTCATTGTTCCATAAAAACGTACCTCCACAAAATTTCCTTTTTTTGTTAGCCTAATGCTCATCCCGTTTCCGACATTAACATTAACTGTTGTTGTTGTTTTTATACCTCCAGTAATATTCAAGTTTTTTACTGTTGTATCTTCGGTAAATGTTTTATTTCCAGCAATTGATTCGTTACCAGTTTTATGAACAATATTTCCGCCACTGGTTAATTCAGAGTTGATTGCTTCCAAATCATCATTAATCGTTTCTGCTCCATTTTGCATGCCACGATATACTTTTTTAATACTAGCCATTTTCTTCTCCTATTTCTATTATTTGGTTAGTGTTGTTTTAAAAGCAACACTTTCTGACTTGTCGCTTTCAACATTGCCATTTATTTGACTAACCTGGACGTTGTATGATGTGCCCGCCTTTAGATTTTCCAAATCAAATGACAGAAGTTTACTTCCACCTACAGGCACACCATCTAAATAAACCCGATACTTCATTTCATCCCAATCGTACTTGCTTGAGACTATACTAGAAACTGGGTTAGTATCAACGTAAGTTCCTACAAACTTTGGCCAGTCAGCAGTTGTGACTTCGCTAGCTGATGGCATGTATGGAGTCAGTTGGTCTTGTAATTCACTTTTACTTGGCATCCAAGGAGTTGCTACTGAACCTGACTCTAGTTTTGGATTTCTAACTCTAATTGTAAAACTACCTTCACTATGACCACTGAATATAGTCGAAAAGAGTGCTTCCGTGTTGACAGCAGGGTCTTCATAAGGTGGTATCGTTGAAGTTTGTGTTATTCTTATCCATTGGTTCAGCATTTTGCTAGGGTCTTTAGGTAAATCTATAGAACATATACGCTTCCATGAGCTTATTCCGCCACCGTAAGAGTATCGCTGACCCATCCAAAACTCGTCAAGATGTGTTCCAGCAGGGAGATTCCAACTTGTGAACATAACGTCCATACTCATCGTATATTTGTCGTTAGGTTTATAATCTCTAGGTTTCATAGAGAAACCATCCAACAGGCTTCTACCAACCCATGTATTAGTCCCCTTTATTGTTAGTTCACCATAGCCATTTTCTACTTTGTCGAAATCTTTAAAGAATCCATCTTTGGTTTTATCTGAACTATTAACTAACAAATTCAAGTTGGGATAATTAGCGGTTAAACTGTCAGTAACAGTCGAACCTTGTTCCCACTTATGACCAGCAGTCCATAAAGCACCTGCGCCTGATATTTCATATTTGGCATAAACAACATCACCAGCGTTCAAAGTTACAGTAAAAATGTCTCTCGTCCAATCAAAATTATTTCCTAAAATCTTGTTAGGCAATAAAACGTTTTTATCATTTATAAAAATAAATCTATATATATTTGCATTATTTCCTGAACTTTTAACATAAGCTGAGAAAGTATAAACTCCGCTTTGTGGTGCTTTAAATGTTTTATATATACCGACCCATGGTTCAGTTCGTTTTTTAACAGTTAGACCTTTATATGTTCCGTCAGTTACCCAACTTTTTGAATTTGTCCAATCTCCACTAAAATCTTTAGTACCGTCTAACAAATTCAAATTCGGATAAACAGTCGTGAAGCCATCCGTGCCGTCTGCGCTGTTAGCGTAGGCGGTGTGTAAATAATTTTTATCTGCCATATTATCCCCCGTTTTCCCACGAAATTTTTGCACTTGAAGAAGTGATATCATAAACAATTAGATTAGTTGGTGGCTTCACTTTTTCAACATAGCCTTTGGTGATTGTTGCGCCCTCAATAACAAAACGCATAACCTCAGTTCCGTTGATTAACAACAGTTCGTTACCATTATTTACAACTTCTCCGTCCATTGCATAAACTGACGGAAGCTCAACATTGACTTTATTTCTGATATAGCTTAATGAAGAAGCTAGGTTATAAATTCGCTCTCCGCCAAATACTGGACCAGTATCAAATCCATTCGCTTCGGTTCCAATTGAATTTTTGTAATAAGTTACTTTCACATCCGGTTGATACTCTGAATCGTGCTCAATTACTACATTAAACCCGCTTGGAACTTTACGATAAATAATTTTATTGAGGTCTAAAACTTCCGCAAGTAACCGTCCTCCTGGATCAATTGATTCAAGGATTTCACGGTTTGCTTCCACAAACTGTTCCCAGCTATTTTTACCATCTTCAATATACTTATTAAAGATTCGATAAAGCTCTTTGAAAGTCCACCAATAGTTTGAGTCTTTGAAGGGTTGCGAATAAATGGATTTCTCAACAATATAGTGAAAAGTCCGAGTGGAGAATTGCTCAATCCATTGACTTCCTTCTTGTTTTCTAAAGCTAAAATATGCTTCATTTCGTCCCACCATTTGCAAAGCATTATCACTGGCAACATATTTCAGTGTTCCATTTTTAGCATCAAAGGAGACAACACTTTCTTCTGATACCCCTTGACCTGTAATTTCTTGTGCCATTAAACAAAAGAACGGCTGTAAGCCTTCAAAGTTCTTAGGTTGACCATTCTCTACAATTCGAGCAACAATCGCTTGACTGTTGACATCCGCATGTCTTAGCTTAACAATGCCGATATTGTTATTAGGCTCTGTGGTGGACAGTGTTATAAAATGTTCTGTCATAATAGACCCTTTCTAAAATTTGATATAATCCCTTGGATTCTTAAAGTGAGCGTGTGATGATGGCCAGTATTGGTCCATAAATTGGAAGTGCAAATGTGGTCCAGTGACCGGGCCAGTCGCTCCCATAAGTCCAATTTGTTGGCCCTTTTTAACATTTTGACCCACAGAAACATCGATTCTGCTTTGATGTGCGTACCCTGTATAAAGTCCATCCGCATGCTTGATGACCGTGTAATTTCCATACCAGTTATAATAATTACTTCCCGCTTGGACCACTTGACCATCGTTTGAAGCTAAGATTGGAGTTGTTGGATTACCATTAACCAAGTCCATAGCATTGTGAAATTCTTGCGCTCCAGTGATTGGACTAGTTCTCCAACCCATTTCACTTGTTACGGTAATAGGGCTTGAAATTGGAGCAATATAACCTCCGCCACCGCTTGGGATTTCAAGATTAACAAATTTGTTATACCATTCTTGGGCCCAAGTACTACGTTCAGGGTGTCCGTTTAAGGGACGTTCAAAGTTAGCTACAAAAGCTTGCGTTGCAGTATTGATATTGGTCAATGTCATGAATTGAGTCCAAGAATAAGGATAAGAACTTTTCGCAATCCATTGGCCGTTTTGTGCATGCCACATCAAGAGCTTAAATTGGGCTGTGATTGTGTCAGGATTGTCAGTCACTCCTGCTCGTGTCATGAGATTAATCATATAAACACGTCCAGAGCTAGCGCCTGAACTATCCGTCCATTGCCAAACCCCATAACCGAAACCAGGACGTCCGCCACCCTCATCAGCCGTTGGATTGGCATCAGATTCCCCCTGTGCATTCCCAAGTAATGCGGCCGCGGCTTGTTTAGAGAAACCAGCCCCAATTGCCATTGCCCAGATTTGCCAGTAGCGTTTATCACGGTCACTTGTGAATTCTGGTGGATGTTTTCCATTCCATCCATTATCACCGCCGCCAGAGCTTCCCCCACCGTTGGTATCAATTTTTACACCATTAACATAGAGTTCTTTGGTATTAGTTTTACCGCTAATTGTTAAATTTCCATCAACTTTTACTTCTCCGTAAAGATTTAATTTGCGATTTTCAGCCGTACTGTCTTTGGGAATTTCTAAAACATTTAAAAGCGCTCCGTTGTTTCCCTTTGATGACAAGGCGAAAGAATAACCATGATTTTGAATTGCATTAATCCCTTGGAGTTGTCCGCCTGTATAAGTTGGCGCAAAAGCAAACATCTCATTTTCGGACGACCCATTTCTTTTAATAAAACGAATTTTCCCTTGGTCAAGTTCAATAATGAAGTCATGATGAACTGAACGAATCTTGACCCCTTGCAAAACTCCGGCATTAATAAAGTTAGCATTGAAAGTCCCGTCAAGTGTCCATGCAGTATTACTTTTGCCATTATGAACATCTTGAATTGTCGTCCATTGACCTTTTTTGCATTGCTTAAAAGATATTCCAGCATTATTTTGAATCATGAAATACTGTGAATCTTGAATCCTTGGGCCATCCATAAAGACTTGCTCATAGGTCTCTCTTGATTGTGATACACCAGCTTCAATTCCGTTGACCATGTAAATCGAGCCACCGTTCGCACCAGCACCTCGCATAATATCGTCTTGATACTTTCCAATTTCTGTGGAGTCATAAAATGTCATTTTATTATTATCAAGGTCAGAGATATTGCTTTGAACTTGTGACAACTGGCGATTAATTGAGTTTCCACTTAAATTATCGCCTAGACTAGCTTGCACTCGTCCATTAACATGGTCAGTAACCACTTTAAAGACTCTAGTTTGGTAGTGATAATTTCGGTCCCCTCTGTGGATTGAAACAGTATTTCCAATTGAATCACTCCCCAATATCTCAGTACTAAACTGAACGAGTGGCCGTCAGTAATAAGCCAGTTGGTCATAAGTCTTTTGTAAAAGTTCGCTTGCATCTTCCACATCATCAAAGACAACAACCGTTTTACGTGGTAACATTTTTCCGTTTGATGGAATGCCATATTCTTTCGTCATTTCTGGATATTCAATCCAGTTTTGACCTTTAGGTTTATCAAGGAGCTTTCCATTAGACTTTTTCCATTCAACATCTGAAAATTCAATTCTTCGCCCATAACCGTCACCAACTTCTTCACCCTTCCCACGTCCAATTAGGGCAGTGACAATATTTGTGCGGTCTTGTTGGTGGACAATTTTTAGAACTTCCTCACCATATTCAAATCGCTTATTGGTTATTTTCCCAATTTGGTTATAGCAGTGAATGATTTTTTTAGTAATCTTATTTCCTGTAATTTCAATTGAAAAGGTAAACTCTGCACCTAACTCTTGTAGAGCTTTTAGAGCTTTTAGAGCTTCTCGCATGGAAGTATAGTAGAAAGTACTGGAAACTGTTTTAATTGGTTCACAGACACCTAATACCCAGTCACAACCTGATTCAGATAAAAGCTGATTAATCACATAAGAAAAAGACCTATTTTTAGGTCTTATATCTTTGATGATAAAATTATCCAGTTCATCAACGGCAAAATTTACAGCTTCAAATGAAAGCAGATTATCTTCATCTTTTGCAGTTAAAATTCGATATAAAGAGAACTCTTGTTCTTTCGTATCATTGACTGCAATATAGCTGGCATCTTTAATTGTTTCATCAAAAGGTAAAGAAACTGAAAGTGTGTCATTCATTAATTCAGAAGCGTTAGTTGTGATTTCTTTTGTCTGAACAGATTCTATGAATTCATCGGAATCATAACTTTTGATGACTTGTTGCATCTTATCTAAAAATAAGATATTACTCACTAAAGCACCGCCTTTCTATATTGAATCGTTAACTCATAGTTTGGACTTGAAAAATCTGTTCCAGTTGTCAGTCTGATATTTTTGAAATCAGAATCAAGGTCTAAGAGGTTATTGTTTACTTTCCCATTGAGAAAAGTATTGCCTGCTTGAAAATCAAATTCCAATAGATCTCCTTTTTTAGCCTGTGATGATTTCAAGCGATAATTTCCATCAGTTGCAAGTAAACCCTTTGTCAATAACTTGAATGACAGTTTATCCGGTTTCACTGGATAAGGCAAAACTTCAATCACTTTGTTTTTTACACTTTGAATTTTTCCGTGTTTAAATGGATCACTACAAAGGACAGTAAAGCTTGAAATGATTGAATTAGTATCTCCAGCCACATTATCTGCAGTTTGGAAACGTCCATAAAACGTATATTCCAGATCATCATTAAAAATAATAGGGACATCTTCTTGACGAATCAAGAACGCCTTTAAGGTATCAAACTTTTCTTGTAATACTCGGGGGTCCCTATCCTCAAGCTTATATTTTATCGTCAACTCTCGAGGAGGATATTTAACATTAGTGATCACACCTCCTACTTGCATGTCTTGTGTTTCAAAGCTGAGAGAATACATTTCTCGCCCCTCAACTGCCAATGTTTGATAACCTTCTATGAGTTCCTCTAACCAAGCCCCATCATAACTCATGGCGCTGGTTGGAATAAAAGGAAGGTTGCGATAATGCTTCTGTTTTGTCGTATCTCTAAACTTGTACATTTCTACCTCCTAAAATCCCATATTTAAGTTAATTGCTTGACCCTGTGCATTAGAAATGTCATCCACAAAGGCTTTAAAGATTTGATTCCCAAGCTTCACAGTGAATGAAGCCGGCTGTTTTCCTTGGTTAAGATTCACATCATGAGAAACTTGACTACTGATTGAGCGATTAGCTGCCGCAACGTTCGCCCCAATATCCACAGAATAGTCAGAATTAATGGCATTTGCAATCATGTCCCCCATTCCTGAAACATTAGATTGAACGTTACGGAAGCCTCCAGTTAAACCAGAATTCAAACCATTCATAATGGCATTACCAGCGGGAGTTAAAAGTTTTCTGTCGACACGGATTGGACCTTTATGCTTCCGAATCCAATCTCCAATCCCGCTAATGAACTTCATCCCATCTTCCCATTTTTGTTTGAGTCCTTTGACAAATCCGTCAATGATGGCTTTACCAATATCTAGCAAGTTTATATTTTTTAGATTGTTAAATGTCGTTTTTACATTATCAATCAAATCACTTACGCTTTGTTTCAAACCGTCCCAAATTCCTTTGAGACCGTTAATCATTCCGTTCCACAAGTCAATTGTGCCTTGTTTGAGGTTTTCCCAACCTTGTTTGACTCCGTTCACAATAGCATTGGCAGAATCAACGACCCACTGTTTAAATGAAGCCCATGTATCCTTGACCCATTGAATAGTAGCGTTCCATAAATCAATCGTTCCTTGCTTGAATGAATTCCAACCATTAACAATTCCGTCAACAATAGACTTGGCCATATTAATGACCCATGTTGTGAAAGCTCCCCAAAGACTTTGAACCGTATTTACAACTGTCGTCCAAATATTAGAAACAGTTTGTCCAAAAGCGGTAAAGAAACCAACGATAATTTGGACATAAGTAGTTACTAATGTTTGAATATTAGTAAATAATGTTTGCCAGAGCATTGCAAAATCTTCTTTGAATTGGTTAAAGTCCCCAGTGATTAAATCAATGAGTAACAAAACTGGTCCCATAACAACCGTCTTAATAATCTCCCAAGCTGAACCAAAGATAGTTTTGACTTGCCCCCATAATCCGCTAAAGAAATCAAGAATTGGTTGAAAGATTTTTTTGATTGTCTCAACAAATGGAGCTAAGGTTGTTGTAACGCTATCCCAAGCGCTAGATAACCAGCTTGTCGTACCTTTCCAAAGATTAGTGAACCACTCCTTAATGCCATTCCAAGCGTTTTTAACACTATCAACGGCATTTTTTGCACCTTGGACTGTTCCATCCCAGAGCCCTTTAGCTCCATTTTTAATGTTGTTCCAGGTATCACTGAACCATTTGACCGCACTGTCCCAAGCTTTAGTAATATTATCCCAAACATCTTTGGAAATTTTAACTAGAGATTGCCATGCAGAACCTAGAAATTTTACAAAATTTGACCATATTTTCTGACCTGTTTTTGTTTGCGTAAAGAAATAGACTAACCCTGCTACAATAGCCGCAATTGCAATAACTATCAACATGATTGGATTTGCATCCATAACTGCATTAAAGGCCACTTGAACTGCAGTAGCTATCTTAGTGACAGTGTTCCAAGCTGTAATCGCGCCTTTCCATAGTTTATATGCTGCCACACCAGCTGTTATTCCAGCTACTAAAGGTCCAATCCAATCTTTATTTTGATTAACGAACTCAAACATGGTTTTAAATGTAGCAATTATTCTTGCAATTACACTAATAACTGGAGGAATAGTTTTTGTAATTGCACTAAAAACTTGATTAACTACAGTTTTTAACTTGTCAAAATTCTGAGCGATTGAACCAAGACCAGCGCTCTTCATTCCGTTATCAATTGCAGATAAAACATTCTCCAAACCTTTCCTTACTGCTGTTTTTACATTTTTGAACGAGGTTTTTATCCCTGCTGAATTTTTCTTAGCAAGTTCCGCAAATCCTCCAACACCGTCATTCAATTTAATTAATCGACTATTAAAGTCATCGAATGTAATTTTCCCACTTTGTAAAGCATCATATAGATCACTAACCGAATTTACACCTTGGTCTTTAAAAGACTTAGCAACTTTATCCATTGCAATGGGCATTGTTTCTTGGATTGAGCTCCACGATTCCATGTCAACAGTTCCCTTAGATAACATTTGAACATATTGTTGCATTCCTCGGCTTGCATCTGCAGTTGAAGCACCAGAAGCTAGAAAAGCATTGTTTAACGCAATAGCTGTATCAGTTCCTTTTGTTAAGCTTCCTGTAGATATAGCAAGTTGTTGAGTATTGGATACAATTTCATCAAGAGAGGTAGGTAAGCCATCAATTCCTTTATTCAGTTTTGCCATTGATTTATCTACATCAGAAGCAGAATAACCAAGCGCCTGCATTACAACAGGATACTTATTTAAAGTATCAAATCGATCTATTGCACCATCTAATGAATTTCTAACCAAACCTACCGCAGAATCAACAAGTTTAAAAACCCCAACACCATTAGCAATACCTAGGATAGAAGTATTTGTATTTTGTGATCTTTTATCTAATCCTCCCATTGAACTATCTGCTTTATTCATGGTTGAGGTGAAATTTTTATCAACAGCACTCAGAACCGCTTCTACACTATAAGATTCCATGTTTTTCCTCCTTTCTTACTTATTTGCTTTTTTCATGAGGTTAATTAGTTTTTTGTCCTTTTTAAAAGTACTGTCCGAAGTTTCGATTCCTAAAATATCATTTTCAAATTTTTCTTTATCAAAAAACTTCTTGAAGGTCGAATAAACTGGAACTTGCTTCTTACCTTGTTGCTTAGTTGATTGAACTTGCCAATTTGCCCATGCTTGTTGGTAAATAAATTCTTGCTCATCAAGTCTTTTTAGCCTATAAGCTTTCAGCCTTAATTCATACTCCGAAATGGTCATGCGCTCTATATCTCTTAGATTAGCAATTCGGAGATAACGCAAACAATTTAACTGAACTTGTTCATAGAGTGTGTCAAAATCTGTTACTGTAGATTTTTGCTGACTTCTTTCTCGAAGTTCAACGTTTTTTTCTTGGTAAATTCCGACTTTTTTAACTCTTCGAGTACTAAATCAAAAAGCGCATCAATACCATTTTCTTCAATCCATTCAACTATCCCTTTCTCAGAGACACGAGGATTTTCTGTTGCATTCGCAGTTTTTAGCATTTCAACAAGTGTTTCGATATCTCCGCTAAAGAAGTTCATCAAAGCATTATCTAAGCCGGCTTTTAAAGTCATCCCGCGCTCTGTGACTTCATTTTTTTTATTCAATTCCTTAATGAATCGGTAACCAAAGATAAAAAAATACTGTTTGTTATTAATTGTTAATTCCATTTTGATTTCTCCTTAAAAAATAAAGACTAGAGCGAATCTCTAGTCTTTTGTTTATAGTATTTAAATTGTCACTTCTACAACTGTACTCCAGGCAGAGCCAGTAATATTTTCAGCTTTATCCCCTAACAGTATCTTTGAAGACATACTGAACAACATTAGCTTGTTCAGTAGTTAGTGTGGCATATCCCTTTTGAGGTTTACCGAACACTCCAAATTCTAAACTCAATTCAAGCGCATCTTCTGAGTTAGGTTCATAAGAGAAACTTGTAAGATAAGCACGAAGATATTTCGCTTTGTACTTGCCTGTGTCTAATCCGAGAGTTGCTTTTTCAGCTTTATCAATTTCCCACACTTCAATAATTGCTGCATCATCAAACGCTTTGTCCATTTCGTCAAGATGTGGATCACCATTTGCTGCAATAGATGTGGCAGACAAACTATATTCAACTTCTGCAAGAGCACCAACTGGTCCATCTTTAGTTGCTGTAGTGTTGTAATCTCGAGTTTTTTCATTCGAGTGTTCTGTTTGGAATGCAAGTTTCCAAGCGGCTTCTGTTGATGCTTTACTAAGCACACGATAGAGCAAGATAATATCTTTCCCTTGTTTGGCTGTTAATTCTGCCATATTAAATCTCCTATCTTAGTCTAAATTCTAAGTTAATCAACGCTCTTTTAAGCGGTGTATTTGTTGTTGTATCGTCCAGCATTTGAATGGTACTTGCTTGTAAATTCAAAGCCCAAGAATAGCCATCTGTGGCACTTATATTCAATGCTTGATTAAATATATTGCTTGCCATATCAGACACTTCCTTGCGCTTCTTCTGTAAGCCCCAAACAGATAATGAAAGACTTACTGTGCCTTTAATATCCGTTTTATTTGGTTCATGAATAGTTTGAGTATTCTCCAATTCAACAAATGGATAGCCTACTTCATTCATTGGCTTATAATCATAAACGGTATATCCCAAAGCTTGTATTCGTTTGAACAATTCGTCAAAAATAGATTGGTCTCGAGTTTTAATCATTTCGTCAACTTTTCTAAATCATTTGTGAATACTTTTTTCTGAATGTTAAACGCAGGTTTTACAAATGGTTGTGCAGCTTGAAATCGCGTCCCATACTCTACATATCCAGCATAATCAGTATGAGGCCCAGTCGTTCCTGAAAGACCCCCATCTGTGAGTTCACTAGTAATTGATCGTCTCATATTCCCAGTATCAACGGGAGCAAGCTTTTGCATATTCTTGTTCATGCTTACAATATTGCTTTTTACAACATGTTTGACATCATCAAGCGTGGCATTTTTTCTCAATTTCTTTTGCAAGGCATCAATTCCAGTTATTTTCATTGATTGACCTCCTGCAAAATAAAAGTGTTTCTCTTGCTTGGATTGCGGTAAGTCATTAAAACCCACTTTTTATTATCAAACTCAATGTAATCATATTTTGGCATATTAAAAAGGGGCATCATTCGCATGACTTTTGCCCCTTGTTTAATATCTCCAAAAACTTCTACACTTCTGTCAGTTCCAATATCAGTGATATTTGCGCTAAAAACAGTTCTGGTAGGCTCCTTTTCAACCCATTCGCCTAAATCAGGGTCATAGTGGGAGTCAGGCGATTCTTTGATAAAAGTAACTTCATCTAAATATCTCAATACAATCTGAACCTCCCTATCTTCTTATCGCCCTCAGTTTCTCTTGATTTTCGCCATGATTCAATTTCATCGGCATACTCGTCAAAATCAGATTCTGAAAATGTCATGCTTAATCCTTCTTGTGAGTAGGACTGCATGCCTTCTTGACCGATACGATTAAAACGCTTCAAGGAAACATCCAAAACAACATATTCTAGTTCTGGCGGTACTTCTTTAATGTCAGAACCAAGAATAAGCAATAAACGGTCACGAGTGCGTTTTTCGATTACTTCCAAGCGCTCATCCAATGAACCGCCTAAAAGCATTTTTAAATCATCAGTGATAGCCATAAGCAACTCCTAATTTTGAAATCAAATCTGATTTCTTATCGTTTTTTGTATATTCTATCCCTTTAGTTTCAAGAAGCTCTTTTAGCTGATTAACGGTAAGCGTCGTTAGTTCATCATTTTTCACTTGCTTGGTCGCATTTATGTTTTTATATTTATGCAAGTGGCGACTTAGTAGCCGCCCCATTATACACCCGTAAATGTGATATTAACAACTTTTGTTAAATCATAGAGATACGCTGCGTAATGTTCATCTGCAGTAATTACAGTTGTTTTAGTAACAATATCACGGTCAGTTTCTACCTGAACTCCACGTTTTAAAACTAATTTCAAAGCTGGGCTATTTGAAACAATCTTGAACATTAGAGCTGAACCCTCAGCTAGTTTTTTAGATCGTACAATTTGAGCGCCTAAAACATCAGCGTAAGTTCCGTTGATAAGAGCATTTGCTCCTACTTCTGAACCAATGTTTTTTGCGTTTGCATCTTTACGAATTTTTGCCGCATCTTTAGGATTGACGATAAGAACATAGGCTTGTGCATCCTCATCATTAAAGATATCCAATGCAGCTTGAACCCCGTCAACGTTTGCTTTAGTAGAAACAGTTTGAGAGGTAGTCTTAGCTGCTTTCAATAAGTCGTCATCGACTTTATTTGCAAGAGATAGCCCAAGTTGTTTATTAGATTCTCCAATTGGATCACCATAACCAGATAATGCGGCTTCATCCGTGATTTCTGTCCCTTTTGCAGCTTTTTTAATTTTCACTGACTTAGTAGTAGTTCCGATTTTATCTAACGAAATTTCTCCGCCTTCTGCAACATCAGCAGCATCGCCAATATAAGTAAAAGCTGGGAATTTCAAAGTATTACCTGGTTGTCCTTGAAGTGTTGTGTCAACTTGTGCAAGAGGTGCAAACCTAAGTGCTTTATTCAATTCGTATGAAACAATTGGTGCAAGCACCTCTGGATTTACTAAGTCTGCAAGTGTTGTTTTTTGTTTTGACATTTTAATAGCCTCCTGTTAATTTTTTAAATTCATCTGGATTTGATTTTGCTAATTCAGCTTTTTCAGCATAAGTCATCGAATCAAATTTTTCTTTATCGACTGATATTACATTACCCGGAACACGTTTAGGCGTTGTTCCTGTGTTTCGTGCTTTTTCCCACTGTGAGCGTTGATTATCAAGTAAATTGAGGAAAGTTTTTACATTGCTGTAAGTTTTTTCTTCATCAACATCAACTAACAATCCTAATTCAGCAGCACTCAAAGCAATTCCACTTTCTTTCAACACTTCATCAGCTTGACTGGTAATGTTTGAAATTTTGATTTGTGCTTTAAGGCTTGCGATTTCATCGTCTTTAGCTTTTTGAAGTTCGGCAGCTTTTTCTTCGTCAGATTTTTCTTTAACTGACTTTTTGCCACCTTTTTCAAGTTCTTCAATACGAGACAGCGCTTGGTCAAGCTGTGTTTTTGTTTCATTTTTTTCAGCCTGCTCTTTACCAATTCGTTTTTGAAGCTTTTCGACAATTTTGTCATTGTCAGTTGATTGTTCTTGTTGCTCTTCTACGTTTGTTTCTGTTTCAGTTTCCGAACCAGCTTCAGACGTCTCATCTGCTGCTTCTTCTGCGAACAGTTGCAAATTAAGGGGTAAAAGTTCTGTTTGTTCCATTTCTGGTTCCTCCTACTCGCATTTAAAGACTTGGGAGTCTGATTTTCTCGTGTTTTATTTAGTGTCCACAACGTTCGGAAACGGACATAAGAAAAACCCATGGAATACCAAGGATTTAAAGTTTATTTGCTATAATTGAATTACTGGCTCATTTGCCTAGTATCTAGTAGAAAGGAAAAATAATTTGAGTTCTATAAAAAATGCTTACATCAAGTTCTGGTACACATTGATTTTGGTAGCTAATCAGAAAAAAGATTCAGATGCTGAATTAGTGGTTTTGACTTCCAATGGTACGTATATTGGCAAACCTGTATCTTCAAGCGAACTTGAAACAGACTTTGTAAACCAAGCTTGGGAAATGATTTTTTCAGAGAGTAAAACAAATAAATTTTCTGAAGAAATAAGCTTAATACATTTGAAAAATGTTAGGACACTTGATAACTCTGAGTCCTATGGTACCTTGACAATTTTTGCGGAAGATGTTTTAGGTATCAGCGGAAATGGCGATTTAACTGCTCCGTCTGACGACTGATTATCCCCGATAATATCTCTGGGGAACCAATCCCTTTGACTTTATAACTAAAAGGCTGTAACTGGACAGCCTTTTTTGGTTCCTTATTTCTGTTACTTTCCTGAGTATTTTCTTCAAAGCTATAATCAATTTGAGAAAGATTATCTAAACCATCGATTTTCCCCATAAACGTAACAGTAATTTCAGAAAAATTATTACTATCAGAGTTAATTGTAACGTTCGTCAAATGTTTTATTTTTGCACCATTAACTATCAACCCTTCATTAAATTTCACTTCGTTGTATTTCGGTTCATTATTCATTGAAATCTACCCTTTCTTTTATTGCGCAATTCTTCAATCGCTTTGTCAGCTTCTGTCCTGTCATCAAAAGCTTGCTTGTACTCATCTTGACTGATTACTTTCCTATCAAGTAAATCATCCCAGAAACCTTTATCATCAACATGCGGTGCTGTGCTGCATCTACAGAACGGATGCATGTTTGGTGCATTAATACCAGGCGACATATCTTTAAGCTTGAATATTTTACCATTCAATGCTCCACAGATAGGACAAGCTGACGGTTCAGCAATATATTCATAACTTTCAATATCGGCTTTTTTATAGCTTTCTTCTTGAATAGCTGTTTGAATTCTCGTTGTTTCTGAAACTAGCAATCGTTGAGCATTGTAAGTCGCATTAAGCTTGCCCTTTTCTGTCATCAGCCTTTTAAGTTGTGGGGCTAGTGCTTTCGGATTGATTCCACCAGTTACTGAACGAATGAGAAGTTTTTCAATATCAGCTTTCAATTCAAATTGATACTGCCAAAGTTTGTCAGAGAAACTGGCAAATCCTTCGACTTTATAACTTCCATTTAGCACTGATTCAACTAGACTGTTATAGCCTTTCTTTGGAGCGCTTAAACCAAGAATTCCTGCTTGTCTTTCAAATTCTGTGAGAGCTGCACCAGTCAAATTCTTTGAGAAATATTTGTCCAAATCGTCAAATACAGCAATCAATTCTAAACCAATGTTTGCTTTCAGAAGTTCTAAACGATTCACTCTCATGGTCAAGTTATAAAGTTTCAACACTTGATTTGCTTGGTGCGAAAAGTCTTTTTCTTCTACGTATTTCTTAGCTTTATTGGCAAATGCTTTGACATCCATTTTATCCGCACGTTTCATGGCTTCACTGATAGAAATTCCTTGACCATTCGCAAAGTTCTGCCAGTTGGCATTGATTTCTTTTTGAATAGCCTCTTGAGCTTCAAATAGCTTATCCATGATTTGTTTCATGCGTTTGGTGTCATCTTTGATTTGTTGCTCTTGCCAAGCTTTCTCACGTTTTTTCCAGTAATCAGGAGTTTTCATAGGTTACTCCTCATTTGTTTCAGAAACTACTGTATCTGTTCCCTTTTCACTAGGTTGCTTGTCCTGGTCAAAGATAGCTGTAGAAGCTTCTTCTTTTTTGATTTTTTCCATTTCAGCTTGGACATCTGGAATAACAGATATGACACTTAAAGCAGTTTCTTGGCTTGTGATTCCCATAAGGATATTAGCAGTCTCTGCTTGTTCCTTAATATCTTTAGGCTCATTACGTGTAAAGGTGTACTCAATATCTTTCCAAGAGTCTTTGTTCGAAACATTCGTACTTAACTCACAAAATAGTTTGTATCGACTATTCAAAGAAGATTGGAACTTACGTTGAAATGACAAAGCTAAGTTACTCATTGCTTGAAGCTTGTAAGCTAACGAGACACCACTTGATGACCCGAAAGATTCATCAGAGATATTCGCAACCATTGTAGTTTGGAAGATTAATTTAGTCAGTCTGTCCAATAGATTTTCTGTTTGAGAATCACTATCCGGCTTTTCTAAGAATTTGACATCTACTTTTGAAGTAGAACCACTTTGATTATTCTGATTCTTATCATAATAATTAATTAGACGATTATCTTTGATATTTTTAGCATCTTCTTCGTCTATTTCTGCTCCCATGAAAACCAAATACTGATCGCTAAAATAATCAACGTCATTTGCTTTTTCACTAATAGCTTTATTAAAAGCGTTGACTAATGAAATAACAGATTCAAAGATACTCATTCGTTCTTCGTTGAAATAGAACTCTACAACTGGTAAATCTGGATATGGGTTGTAAGTCCCTTCTCCAAAGCTAATTTCGTCATTTTCTCCGCTGATTTTAATAGTTTCAAGTAGAGTATAAACTTCTCCTTGAAGTTTTTTGTCCTCGTCAACACCATATCTCACGGCAAATAAAGGCTCTTGTTTGACTGTATCGTCATAGACCATAAACATATTTTCTGGACTATTATAAACAACATTCGTTTGAGTGTCCTCGTCTTGATACAAAAACTCAAAAGCTCGACCATAAATACATGCCATTTTTGCAAGTTCTGATTCTTCATCTTCCATATCATTCAAATTATCAAATTCTTGTAATTTAGTAAGTATTTCTTTATCTGAATGTGACTTTTTAACTGGAATCCCATTAAAGTAACCTGTGAAAGTATCAACGATATATTTAGTGAAATTAACAGCTAAACGATTGTCAGGCTTCCAAGAGTCTTTTGCCGGTTCATCATCAATAGCCATAATTCCAAGATACATATTTTTTAAGTACTCATACCGAGCAACTTCTAATTTATGTTTTTCCATAAACTTGGTAACCACTTCAACTGTGATTGGTTCATCTTTTGAAAATGTCATTAATTTAGGTGGTTTGTATTTCAATTAGAAATCTCCTTTTATATTTTAAATGATTTTAATCCGGCTTTTATTCGCTTACCACTCATTGTCTCAGCAATCCCGGTTGTTGCATCGGGCGCATCATCGTGTTTATTTTTACCTTCACGCTGATAAGTTGTCATTGCTTGATAGTATTCTGGGAAACGAGTCCGCCAGTCATTAGGAAATCGAACGTGCTGTTCTATCCAATAACTATTGGAATAAATTCGGGCTTCTTTATTATTTCCTTGGAAGAAATCTTCTACAGCACAAGCAACTTTACCTTGAATCTTATCCCTGACAGAACGAGCAAAAGACCGACCGCCATTGTTGCGCTCGATTCTTGATGCATTCACTCTGTTATTAATTAATTGATTGGCCACTGCATTTTCTGTGTATTCCATCGGCTTTTGAGTGTAAATAATGTCTAGCACATCTGCAAAGCCGTCTGTGGTTTCACCCCACACAATCGAACAGAGATAGTCTTTCCCAGTGTCTGCAGTATCGCAATAGTTCCAAATCTTTTTGTACTCTGAACGAGCATTGTAGGTTTGGAACTCACTATATAATCGACCTTTGACATCAATCGGCTCTTGTTGGTAGTTGGCGCTGGCAATATCAGCACCCATTGTTTTTACTTTGCGCTTATAATCTTCAAGAGTCAGAACGTCAGCACATAGCATTTCATTTGTCTGTTCATTGAAAGCTTTAAAATTAATATGCTTTACTCGATAGCCATTCTTAGGCAGTTCACGCAAAGCTCGTCCGGCTAAATCTTCACTATGCCAACGAGTCATATTGATTATGATTTTACCGCCTGACTCCAAACGTGAAAGCATGGTATTAACAAACCAGTCCCAATGTTTTTCTAATACTGTCGCGTTGTTAGCTTCCTCAGCATTCTTGATAACATCATCAATGATAATAATGTCAGCACCAAAACCTGTTGCAGTCCCTGTTGGAGAGGTTGCCAGATAGTTATTATAGCCGTCCGACAAACTCCAAAGGTTTTTCGCAGCATCTCCATACTTAATTGCAGCATCGAAAATATCAGAGTAAACGATTTTGTTCTCATCTGCTTTTTCTTCTTGAAGCGTATTACGAACATTTTTAGAAAAGACAGTAGATAAAGTTTCGTTATATGAACCAGTCATGATTTTCTTCGTGTGGTCATTACCAAGCACCCACTCTACAAATTTACCAAGCGTGAGAGATTTCCCATGACGTGGCGGAAGATTCAAAACTAAAACATCATGCTCATTATCATTTAGAAATGACTGAAACTCTTCACACATAGTCACTAAATAAGCCCTATCACGTTTATAAAAGCTTGGCATGATGAGATTACAGTAATCAAAGAAAAAGCGCTTAGACAGCTCAATTTTTGCCCCTAGCGCTATTTTATCCATCACGACTAGCCAACTTTCTAAGTTCTTCTGTCGATAAGTCTACAAAAGGATTGGTTTTGACTGAACCAGATAATTCAACTTTGCTTGTATAATCACCATCCATTTTATTAAGAGTGTCAATTGCCTTAATCATGTCAGCTTCTTTTTCGGCATTTTTAGCTATCTCTGATAAAGTGACCATTCGCTCTTTACGAGTCATTATAGCAGCATCTTGAGCTTCTTCTTGGAGTTCCTTATACCTTACCAAAACCTTACCAAAAAGTTCGCTTGCTTTTACATCTACAGTTGAATCTTTCCACTTTGATGATTGCTTAAATGCTTCTCTGTATGCTTTTCGTTGGCTCATGCCAGAAATTAGGCATTGAACAAATTTTTCATGTCTTGCATTTTCTAATACTGGCATTTAATCTCCTTTCCAACAATAAAAGGCTGCCCATTGGACAACCTATCTTTTTCATAGTCTAGCTATACTTATCATTTCTTCAACCATTTGTAAACCAGAATAAATATTCCAATGAATACCCCACCTACAATAACAGATGCAAAGGCCAGAGCTATAAAATTAATTTCCATTATTAAACTTCAACTCCTAGTTTGTTATTTACACTTTCAAAAAGTTCTTTAAATAATCCCTCATGATTATAATAGTCAGTGAGTTTTATTTTAAGGACATCTAATGGGTCAACTTTTTGTCCAGTAAAATCTTCCTTTAGAGAAGAAACAACCATTGCCAACAGCAACATTATAGTGGCAGAAGACCTATTTATAGATTCATTATTTTCTGATTCATTATTTCCTGATTCAGTATTTTCTGATTCAGTATTTTCTGATTCAGTATCATTACTTCGATAACTTTCTTGAAGCATTTCTGTTAGTAATTTAACTGTTCTTCCTGAACCATATCCAAGTGTTTCTTGAACAAGCTTCCGTAATTTTTTCTGTCCGTTCTTAGAATCAAGCGACTCCATTGCATTTGTATCAATTGCAAGTTCGGTCCAGTTCATCATAATCTGTTGCAGATTCCCATCTTTTCGATAAAATTCATCAATCTGTAACTCCTTATTAAATTCAAATTCTCTGTCACTTTTTAATTTATCACTCACCATTTCTGGAATTTTCTTTATCATATAAACTGCCAAAATAAATATACATATACTTATACCAGAAATAATATAATCCAAAACATCCTTCACAACTTAAA